TGTACAGGCTTTGTTTTAAACATTCTATCTTTATCTACATATCTCCTGTGGTAATGTCTTAACGCATCTATTAACTTTTTGCAATGGTCTGTATCTATGTAACATCTTGGTAACGTCATTGTGGTAGCGTGTATGCCATCCTCAAGGGGTATTTTGGGAACTACCTTAAACCTTAATCCTAATTGCGTGGCGACCTCTCTCCGGGTCTTGCCATTGCCAAACTCTGTTACTTCAATGTCGTGTGGTGCAAAGTGATTTTTGTAAACATACTCTTTGTTATCAATCATTTTAATGTAATAAGGTAATCCTTGACCTCTCTCTTCATGGTAATCAATTATGTTAATGACACTTCCATTCTGCTGATAAAAGATAATAGCACTATGGTCGGAGACCCCCAAATCCCATGCTGTAGAAACTGGTAGTGCAGGATCGTATGGTACTCTGCATAACTGTTTGTTGTCATCCATCTTGCCAACCACATCTCCATATACTGCTCCTTCAATATTGGCAATCCAATCACACTCAAATTCTTGATTGTATTTTTTTTCTCCCATTACTTCTTTTGCCTTGACCAACTCATCTTCATCTACAATCTTAGTGTCTGATGCTTTTGCCTTGTAGTTAAACCAATCATCTGCTCCATTAGCGTGTTGGTATAATTCATAGAAGTTGTTGTTCATTCCAGCAGGTGTACCAATAAATACACAGTAGCCTTTACGATCTGATAAAGCCGGTCTAATAATCTCTGGAAACAACCTACTGTTGACATTAGCATATTCATCTATAACGCAGCCATCAAGATAGATACCTCTTAATCCATCTGGCGAATCTGAGCCAAGTAATGTTATTCTAGCACCATTAGGTAAATCAACTCTAAGTTCTGTTTCATTAAATTTTGTATTAGGTATCTTGTCAGTAAATTGTTTCATGTAGTCCCATGCGATACTCTTGGCTTGTTTGAATGTGGGTGCAAGATATGCAAACCTAGGATTCTTTTCTTTGCAAGTAAGAGCTGATTTAATAAGGTGGTTAATCATGCAGACGGTTTTGCCGAATCTCCTGTGGCAGACTAGCACACTCCATCTATGTTTATCAATCTGTTGGTGTAATAGCCTTTGATGCTTTCTTGGTGTATAGGGGATTTTAATATCCATATCTAGTGTATAGAGCTATTCCTATACTCATCATTTGGTATGTAATCAAAGTCTAGTTTGTCCATAGCGTGGATGCTAAATAACTCTGATGCTTTAGAACTTTTAAAACCATAAAACTTAATGATAACATTGTTAGTGCCTTCTTCAATAAAGCAAACTGATTCTACATCTTCTAAGTCTAAATGATCCATATACTACATTTAGTGTATTTGAAAAAATAGTAAAATAAAAAATTTGGATTAAGTGTGGATAAAAGGGGGTGGGTTGTTTTAGGAGAACTGTCTGTGTGTGTGTGAAAATGTTCGGTGTATATATAGAGAGAAATCTGCGTCAGAAATTTGGGGTATACCCTCTTATAATGATTCTAATTAGCAATACTTTTTAGGTTAAAAAAATCCATATCGTATTAGTGATAAATCTAGGTTATCAAACCTAATCAATTAAACCTTTTAAAAATTGTTTGGTACTGTTCCGTTTATTAATGCGTGAAAAAAACAAGTGACGTTTATAAATGGATACGATCATTATCAACCCAATCTAAATACCATTGAACAATATTACCTGCGACAATCTTGACGTATCTATATTGGATAGATTATTATAGCTTGATTATATGAATACAAATAAACAATTAACAAAGGGAATTATGACAAATACAAATAAAGACTTTAAACAATCTGAAAAAATACTTACTGAAACAATTAATATTACACCTTCAACAGGTGAAATTTTAGTGTCTTATGCTTTGATGTATTCAAATTTAACTGATCAAGGTAAAAAACAAGCACAAGAACAATTGAGAATGATAGGTGTTAATTATGATAAAATGATTAGTAAACTTTCAGTTCAATTAAAAATGGAACAATTGAAAGGGGGTCAATAATTATGAACTCATTACAATTAAAAAATATTACAATCTCATCAACTAAAACTGACAGACTTTTTAGAGAAATTAGAGATTGCGATAATCAATGGTTTGCAATGTCTAAGATTTTAGATTTTTTACATGAAGATCAAAAAGTTGAAGTTAGAAAGTACATGAGAGAATTAATCAAAGAGGAAAAAAGTCCAGAAAATGCTGAAAGATTAGGTTATTAATTGCCACAATTTAGCCATAAAACTATGAAAAAAAACAATATGATCAAATCAACCAAAAAAAAGGAAACTATGAACAAAGAAATAATAAAGGAACAGCCATTATTAGAAATCAGCATTAAAGTTGATAGAACTATTAACGGAAAATATTATGATCGTTTAAATTGGTCAAGTATGAACGGAATTAGTTTAGAAGAAATATTTTCCATGCCTTTAGATGGTGTTGAAATTCCGGGTTCTTCTGATAAATTTGCAAAAAGAAGAGCAATGAGATTTAAAGCTAGATTAAAAGCATATGTAATTGAATATGCCGATAAATTAGAATTAGATTTTTTTGATTGGTCAAATTGGGATAAAGAAACAGACTAATAATAAAACTTTAAGGGGTCTTTATAGACCCTTTAGAGATTTATTATAAAATAGATCATAACTAACAATAGGAACTAAAAAAATGACAAATAGAGTTACAGAAAAACAGTTAGAATATAAAGTTAAATTTATTAATCAAGCTGTAAACGCACCACTTGAACCATATACAAAAAATGATGAGGGACAATATAAAGGCAATATTGGCAATTATCATTTAAGTTATGCTTATGGTGGTGTTCAATTACATAAAATGTGTAATGATGGTGGTGGTGTTTCAACGCCTTTAAATACAGGCTACACAACTAAAAGAGAATTATATACAGCGTTAAATTCTTTTTTAGTGGGATTAGAAACTAAAAATGTTGCCTAATTTAAGCCACAATAATAACTATAATAAAAACAACTAACAAATAAAGGAAACTATGAAAACTGAAAACATGACAAGCACAAGCGGAAACAAAGTAGCCAATCAATTTATAATTTATGGAAATAATAGTGATGTTTATTTTCAAAGTTATAAATCAATAATTGTTAAAATGAATGATGATGAGGTACAATTAGATCAAAAATACTGGAACTACAGCAACACAACCGGCAAATATAGAAATATATTTCTTAATGAAAATATTACTGAAACTAGAAAAAAGATCAAATCTGGTGAGTATAAACTAACCGATCTAAATGGGGGGATATAATGACAATATGGAAACCTTATAAATATCCTAGAAAATGGAATAAAATAATAGATGTTATTAAATTAACAAAAAGACAAGAAAACCAATAAAAAGGAACTATGAAAAAAATAATATTGTTTACGTTAGGGTTTATATTTTCTGTTGCTGTAATGGTGTCTTTAATTCTTTACAGCTTACACCAAATCGTAATTTATGGGGGTGTTGCACTATGATAGTGTTTGGTAAACCAATACACAGAAGATATACTAAAATTGTAATAATATTTACAGTAATAGCTATTATAATATTAACATTAATAATACTAATATAAGGGAACTATGCAAAAATATAAAAAATATCAATACTTATACTTAATGGAAAAAATTCAACTTAATTTTGAATATTTAGATGATTTTTCATTAAGAGAAGAATTTACAAGAATACAATTTTATAAGGATTGGTTAATGAAATTAAATGAAAAATATAATTATATCAACTAACAAAAAGGGACTATGAAAAAACTAAAAAACAAAATTGATGAGTTGATAAAGTTGGAAGAACAGCACAAAGTAAAAGAACAGTACGAGGAACAAAAAAAGTTAAGAGGTTTGTATGAAACCCTTGATTTTATTCCTTTACCAAGTGACGTAATAAATAATGCAAATCCAGATTGGGAAGATTAAATGACTAGCTTAAACTTTTATTGCTTTGTCATGGTTTTATTTTTAATAATAATATCAACAATAACAGTATGAATAAACAATTACAAAAACCAGATTTATCTATAAGGGAATTAACTAAAATATTATTTAATACCCTTAGAGATGAAAACAAACTAGCAATTAGAATAATTGTTAGAGATTATCAACAAAAACAACAAAGGGAAAACAATGTATATAATAGACTATGAAAAAGAAGTAGTGAAAAGCTTTACAAATAAAGAAATGGCTAGTTTTTTAAACCATGAGATAAT